GTTACGGTGATATGGTGGGTTATTCGGATTATGAAGATAATTTTAAGTATTTTAATGTCTTTGATGATGGTAGAATTAATAGTGATAACCCTAGTACACATTTTGGTTATAAAGGTTACTTCAGAAAAATAAAATGTACAAATGTTGACCCTAACATTTTTAACGGAAAATAAATATGGCATTACCTGGTTCATTTAAAAAGAAAATTAACATAACAAAAGATCGTGCTAATATTTCATACCCGTACTCTATGCAAAGTGGTGCGGCCGAAAATATGAAGGATATGATTATTGATAAAGACACTTATCTACCTAAAGGTGTATTACATATAGATTTAGATAGGGGTTTTAAAGAGTTTGTTAATAACGAATTGTCATTATCGCTTGATGGTGATAAAGTACCTGTTTTTATGATGGGTATTCAGGCTTGGAATGAGTTTTCACAAACATGGAAATTCTCTGATGAATATAAGAACGTTAAGATACCTTTTGTAAATATAGTTAGGAGTCCAGACACGAGGTACGGAACTAACCCATCAATGAGATACAATATTCCAACTGGTAAACATTATACTTATTCTGAGGTACCAACTTGGGATGGTAATAATAAAGGTGTTGATATATATCAAATACCACAACCCATACCTATTGATATAATGTATTCGGTTAGAATATTTGCTTATAGACAACAGGAATTAAATAAATTTAACGCTAAAGTACTTAAGAATTTTCAAAGTAGGCAAGCTTACACGGTTGTTAATGGACATTATATACCAATAGTTCTTGAAGATACTTCTGATGAGAGTCAAGTAACTGATTTAACTAACAAAAGATTTTATGTACAGTTATATACATTTAATTTACAAGGTTTTATATTAGACCCTGACGACTTTATTGTAACTCCGTCAGTTAGTAGAACTTTAACTATAACAGAAAGTAGGTAAAAATAAATAAACTTTTTTTAAAATGAACCTACTTTAAGGTTTTTTGGTAAAAAGTTTAATATTTATCAATAAGTAAAATTAAATTATAAATAAAATTAAAAGATATGGCAAACAAAGTTTATACATCACCAGGTGTTTATACGACAGAAAAAGACTTAACATTCACAACTGAAACAGTTGGGGTAACTACTTTAGGTAGTGTTGGTGAGACATTAAAAGGCCCAGCGTTTCAACCAGTGTTTATTAGGAATTTTGACGAATTTAAAACAACTTTCGGTGGAACAGACCCGCAAAAATTTAAAAACACACAAATTGTAAAATATGAGTTACCTTATATTGCTAAACAGTATTTAACACAATCAAACCAATTATATGTAACGAGAGTATTAGGTTTATCTGGTTACGAAGCTGGTATGTCTTGGGCTGTTAAGACTATGGGTGCTATTGATGATACAACATTATCAACTACAGGTGTTACTAAAACAACAATAAGTTTCGAGTTTGATACAGCTACTAACGAATTCTATGTAGGTTCAACGAGCTTAGCTCAGTATATTCAAGATGAAACTGGTATTAACCAGACTGAGTTTGATGTTGCTTTTGATAGTTATTTCACCACAATAGGTGGTTATGTAGACAAACCTTTTTATGATAAAAAACACTCAATGTACTGGGGTTTATTAACCAGTGGATTAGAGTCTGATATTGATACAGATGCTCTTACTGATAACTTATCTTTACCAATTTACGTTGATTCTTATGAGTTACCGTTAACAATACCGACAGCTGATAGAGACGCTTATATACTTAACAATGAATTAGTATATAACCCAACTACTCAAATGTATGAAGGTGTTAGTTTTGGTTTGTATTGTCATTCTTTTGTACCTGAGTCACCAAGTGTTCTTGCTGGTAAATTAGAGTTATATATCACTAAATTAGAAGCTGAGCCGTTTGCGGAAGGACATAATAAAACAATCGCTACTATTAGAAGTAGAGGTAATTATGTTTCAGATGTTTTACAATACAAAGTTGGATCTTTAGCAATGGTTGCTCCTGCTGATTTAGCTAATAACCCGTATTTATCATTTGATTTAACTGGAACTACAGCTAATCCATCTGGTAATGAATTTACATACACAGTATCATTGGAAAAAGGTAAAGCTAATTATATTAAAAATGTAATAGGTTCTACTGTTGATGATAAAGACGCTTTAATATATGTTGAAGAAGTTTATGACAACTCATTAAGTTTTGGTAGATTGGGTGGTAAGATTAAAGGTTTATTTACTGAATTAATTTCAGTAAATAGCTGGGATCACTACAAATTCCAATTCCAATCACCTGTTACACCTTTCATAGTTTCAGAATTAAGAGGTGGTTTACCTCAAAGATTGTTTAGATTGATTTCTATTTCTGATGGTAGTAACGCAAACTTTGATATTAAATTATCTATAGCTAACGTTGATCTTTCAAAAAGAACATTTGATTTATATATTAGATCTTTTAACGATACTGATAAAGCGGCTGTTCTTTTAGAGAAATTCCTTGATTGTACAATGGATGAAACTTTAGATAATTACGTTGGTAGAAAAATTGGTACAATAGATAACAAATACCCACTTAAGAGTAGTTATGTTGTTTTAGAAATAGCTGATAACGCACCTAATGATGGTGTTGCAGCTGGTTTTGAGGGTTATGAATTTAGAACAAATGGAGAAACTGGTAATGCAGCTCTTTTAGTACCTGAAATGCCTTATAAATTAGAATATTATGCACCTGGTGATACAATTTTTGATCCACCATTTGCTAATCCAGTTATTTCTTCTGGTGACGTTGTTCGTAAACACTACTTAGGATTTTCTTCTCAGTTTGGTTACGATAAAGACTTACTTTTATTTAAAGGTAAAATTAGTACATTAGGTGATAACGCTTACAATACTGGAGATGATTACGTAACCAAAACAAAAGGTTTCCATATGGATATTAATGCTGGCGCTATTGTTGACTCAGTAACTAACGAAGAAGTTTTTGCTGTTGGTGTCGCTACATTTAATGACGCTACCGTTGTTGATTCTAATACTAATCATCCGTATAATAGTATGAGAACTAGAAAATTCACATGTTTATTCTCAGGTGGTTTTGATGGATGGGATGCTTATAGGGTTAACAGAACAAATACCGATGATTATAAAATTGGTAGAACTGGTTTTATTAATAGTTCATTCGATACATTTACAAATGTTGAATATGGAGAATTATTCGGTACTTCTGATTACTATGCTACTTTGTATGGTATGAAAACTATGCAGAATCCTGAAGAGATCGCTATTAATATTTTAACGACTCCTGGTATTGATATGTTAAACAATACAGACTTAGTTAGGGATGCTATAGAGATAGTTGAGGAGAAACGATTAGATTCAATTTACTTACCTACATTACCAGATATTAAATTACTAAACAATAGTAACGCATCTGACTCTGAAAGTTGGTATTATGCTGAAGACATTGTTGATGAGGTTGAAAATACTGAAATCGATTCTAGTTATACAGCTATATATTACCCATGGATACAGATTACAGATACGGATAATAATGCTAACTTATTTATTCCTCCTACAGCTGAAGTAGTAAGAAACATGGCTTACACAGATAATGTGGCTTACCCATGGTTTGCAACAGCTGGTTATAATAGAGGTTTAGTTAAATGTAACAGAGCACGTATAGCACTTGATCAAGAATCTAGAGATATACTTTATCCTGGTAGAATTAATCCATTAGCAACTTATTCAGATGTTGGTGTTGTAATTTGGGGTAATAGAAACTTACAAATCAAATCAAGCGCTCTTGATAGATTAAATATTAGAAGATTGTTATTACAAGCAAGAAGGTTAATTATGAGCGTATCTAAAAGATTATTATTTGATCCGAACGATACTACAGTAAGAAATCAATTCTTATCACTTGTTAACCCAATCTTAGACAACATAAGAAAAGAAAGAGGTTTAACTGACTTTAGAGTTACAGTTGAGATGGATGTTGAGGATGCGGATAGAAATACCTTAAGAGGTAAGATATTCATTAAACCAACACCTACACTAGAATTCATTGAACTTGAGTTCACGGTA